CGGCCCCGAACCATTGGATGATTTATTTCATTTTTCATCAAAGATGTTTCAAAATGCAGCAGGAAGAAAACTCAAATCCATCGAATGTCATGATATTGTTTGCAAAATTGCAGAAATTGTTGTAGTAGGTGGTGTTCGTAGAAGCGCTCTTATTAGTCTTTCTGATCTAAATGATGGAGAAATGAGACACGCAAAATCTGGTCAATGGTGGGAACACAATGTTCAAAGAAGCCTCGCAAACAATTCAGTCAATTACAAAGAAAAACCAGACACAGGAACTTTCATGAGAGAATGGTTATCTCTATATGATTCCAAATCGGGAGAAAGAGGAATTTATAATGGAATGTCAGCTAAGAATCAAGTAGCATCATTAAACGAAAGAGAAAGGAATGAAAATGGAGAATATGTTAAACGAAGAGATCCTAGAGATGATTTTGGAACGAACCCTTGTAGCGAGATCATTCTTAGAAGCAGAGAATTCTGTAACCTTAGTGAATGCGTTGTGCGAAGACATGACGATGTTGAATCTCTTAAAAAGAAAGTCAGAACTGCAACAATCCTTGGCACTTTCCAATCCACTCTTACCAATTTTAGATACCTCACCAAAGAATGGGAAAAAAACTGTTCTGAAGAAAGGTTGTTGGGTGTCTCACTCACTGGCATTTTAGATAATCCTTTAACTAATGGTAAGAAAAAAGGGTTAGAAACTTTATTAGAAGAATTGAGAAAGGTAGCATATGAAACAAACAAAGAATGGGCAGACAAACTCGGAATCGAACGAGCGGCTGCAATCACTTGTGTCAAACCGTCTGGTACTGTTAGTCAGCTTGTTGATAGTGCTTCTGGTATTCATGCCAGGCATAATCCTTATTATATCAGAACTGTAAGAGCAGACAACAAAGACCCCCTTTGTAAATTCATGAAAGAAAAAGGATTTCCGAATGAACCAGATGTGACAAAACCAAATCATACTACTGTCTTTTCTTTTCCAATGAAGGGCCCAGACCAAGCAATCTATCGACAAGATATGACAGCGATAGACCAGCTAAAACTTTGGATGACTTATCAGACTTATTGGTGTGAACATAAACCATCTGTGACCATTTCTGTCAAGGAAGAAGAGTGGCCTAAAGTTGGTTCATGGGTGTGGGAAAACTTTGATTCTATTAGTGGAATTTCTTTCTTGCCTTTTAGTGAACATACATATAGACAAGCACCCTATCAAGACTGTACAAAAGAGGAATATAACAATGTATTGAAAACTATTCCTCAAGATATAGATTGGAAAGAGTTATCACAATTTGAAGAAATAGATTATACGGTAGCATCTCAAGAACTAGCTTGTTCAGCAGATGGTGGATGTGAAATTGTAGACCTTTAATTGGAGCGAAATGGAAGTCGAATTAAATATAGATTGCGATGCGTGTAATGCAAAGTATACGATGATGTATGAAGCAGATGATATAAGGGATGAAGACGCAGCATTCCATTGTGCATTTTGTGGCATCTTGATGGAACCATATTATGAAAATCCAGACGAATTTTAAATATATTGCAGGGATAGATTATTCATTAACTTCACCTGCTGTTTGTATAGGAAAGATAGTTGATAATGAACTGAAATTTGAAAACTGTAGATTTCATTTTATCAAGAAGAATAAATCTCACGAATCCTTTGGTGTTTTCAGGGGATATGATTATCCTAAATATTCAGATGAGATAGAAAGATATGTTCAACTTGCAAATTGGACAATTGAAATTGTTCGGTGGCATGATGGAAGAGTCGAACACGTATATCTAGAAGATTATGCATTTGCGGCAACGGGCAGAGTATTCAATATTGCCGAGAATACAGGAATACTCAAACAACAACTTAGACAAAATGGATTTAGTTATACAACTATTCCACCCACAGTAATTAAAAAATTTGCAACAGGAAAAGGAAATGCTAACAAAGAGTTGATGTACGAAACGTTTTTGACGGAAACTAATGTTGATATAAAGAGTCGTTTATCTCCAAAGTCAACCAAAATCGCCAACCCTGTTTCGGATATCGTAGATTCATATTATATCTGCAAGACAGGATTTAAATAATAGGAAAGTTATGTTACCCCATACAGAACAAGATCCTTATTTAATTTCAACGAAAAACGAACAAACATTAAGATTTAGTAAAATGGAAGCAGATGATGAAGCAACACTTTTGCAACAGGCTGGTGAAAATGTAGAAGTACACCACAGAGGAATGCTGCAATATCGTCTAAATGGAATATATCAAGGAAATCTTTTTTAATAAAAGACTTGACAATGTTGATAGAAATTGTTATAATTAAGTATAATTAAAATAGTGAAAGATTGTTATGAGTTTAATGGTATTCGATGATTCTAAAATCGAACAGATAAAGAAACGGAACGAACAGGGTTCCGAAGAAAAATTTGATGTTGTAGAAGCCTCAAGAGAAGCAAAGGGTGGAAGTGAGTTAGTTTATCAAAGAGTCAAGGAGCGAGTCCCTGAAGAGGTGTGGGAGTACTTCCAAGTCATACTTTCAAGAGTTCGTGAATTAGAAGACAAACCTAAAATTCTTTGGTTTCAGGACACATCTCAAGATCCAGAAGTTCAATTCCTCAAGAAAAAAGAAGAGCGAGACAAATATGAACGATTCATATTTCCTTCTGATTGGTCATTGGAAAAATATCATCTTGATTTGGGAGTTGAATATGAAAAGAGTGTTGTTCTCAAGAACGCAATAGAACCAATTCCAGCACATACCAAACCAAAAGAAGGCCCAACCAGACTTGCATACATATCCACACCACATCGTGGATTGGATGTTCTCATTGCTGCATTTCGTGCTGCAAGGTTTGAGAATGTCGAACTAGATATATATTCTAGTTTTAAGATATACGGATGGGAAGAAAAAGACAAAGATTGGGAACCATTATATAATGCTTGTAAGGAAACTCCTAATGTGAATTATCATGGGTCAGTTTCTAACGAAGAAATTCGTACAGCACTACAACAAACACACATACTTGCATATCCTTCTGTATATAAGGAAACTGGATGTATATCTGCAATCGAAGCAATGAGTGCAGGGTGTGTTGTAGTATGTCCGAATCTTGCAGTTCTTCCAGAAACTTGTGCAAACTTTGCATGGATGTACGGATATTGTGAAGACAAGTCCGATCATGCGAAGAAATTTGCATATGTACTGAAGGATGCAATTGATAACTTTTGGGAACCACCAGTTCAGGCTGGACTTGGATTTCAAAAGCAATACTTTGATATGCACTATGACATTGATACTACTGCAAAGCAATGGACAATGATGTTAAGCACAATCAAAGACAATCTTGAATCTCAAAAACAAAAAAAACATAATGACAAAAAAAGTGAAAGTAGAAAGAAATCCAGTAAAAGTCAAAAAGACTCGTAAGATTTCAGAAGAACAACGAGATGCGCTTCGAGAACGCATGATTGAAATGCGAAAGAAAAGAAAGCCTGCTGAGTATAAGAACATCAGTAAAAATGTCATTGCATTACCAGATGATGATACATATTCTTTCAAAAATGTGAAGGATTGGATTACTCACAATAAGACTGTAATTTCTGGTTTAAGTGCTGCGGCAAGAAGTAGAGGTATTGGTGAAAAAGAAAAAAGAATTGCAGAGAATGACATTGCATCTCGTAAAGCATACATTCGTTATTGTGAATTTTACTTGAAAACTGGTGATTGGATTTCGATGTATTCCGGCCAAGATGAAGAACATAAAGTGGTTCCTATATGTTCCGCAATGGCTTATTACGCTGACGGAACACCTAAGAGGTCTGTGGGGGTATTTTATCCCGATATTAGTGCTGTATGGACAAAGGACATGAGCGAATCAGAATTCGGAACATCGCAAGATTATGTTCCTCAAATTAAAAAAACCGTTGCAATTACGGATAAGCAATTTACAGGAGATATGTAATGCCAGAATTTAATGTGCGAGAAACTTTTGAAGTTATCGGAAAAGCGAAGACAAGAGAAGAGAAACGTGATCTTCTTAAACAAAGAGAAAATTTTGCAACTAAAGCAATATTACAATTGAATTTTCATCCAGCAGTAAAGTGGTTACTTCCGGCTGGAAGTCCTCCTTACACACCTTCAACTGAAGGAGATATGACATCAAATTCTCTTCACTTTGAAGTAAAGAAGTTGGATTATTATACTGATCCTAGTCCTCATAGTTTAGATGAACTTCCTATGCTTCGCAGAGAGAGTATGTTTGTCAGTTTGTTGGAAAGACTTGATCCAGAAGATGCAAAATTGATGATATCAGTCAAGGATGGAAAGTTGTCTTATAAGGGATTAACCTATAAATTAGTCAAAGATACCTGGCCAGATTTACTTCCAGAAGAAGAGGAAAAACAAGAGGTTAAGGAAGAAGAGGTAGTTGAACAATAAAAATACCTAAATATAACTACATTTGGTTGAGATTGATATATTATGTATTTTCGGTGAACTGATTGAATAACCAAAAAAAGGTACAAGTATGGTAAAGATAGTAAGGGTGTTCCTTGCTCTGTTTGCTACACTATGGTATACTACTTCACCACTTAATAGTAATGCACCTACTCAAATATGGCAACCAACCATAGTTGAGAATACGGCTGCACCTACCTATTATAAACCTCTTGAATTTACCAAAGTAAAATATTCACCAGAAGATATTCTCTGTCTGGCAAAAAATATTTACTTTGAAGCAGGGGTGGAGAGTACAGCAGGAAAATTAGCAGTAGCGAATGTTACGCTTAATCGTACATTGCGTAAAAATTATCCTAATACCATATGTGAAGTAGTGCAAGAGGGCATACATTATTATAATTCAAGAGAAGAATATGTTCCTGTGAGAGATAGGTGTCAATTTAGTTGGTATTGTGATGGAAGATTAGATGAACCAAGAGAAGGAAGAACTTGGAAATCTGCACAAGAACTTGCAAAAAAGGTTCTTGTAAATCATTATGACAAAGCACTAATTGATATAACAGATGGTGCGACACATTATCATGCAAATTGGATGGTGAAATATCCAAAGTGGAGCAAACATAAGAAGGTCATGGCTTCGATAGACAGACATATCTTCTATGGTGGCAAAAAAACTTTGTAAAAAACTTGACAACATTCACTACTTGTGTTATAATAGTAGGTGAAGAGTGAGAAAAGTTACTCTTTTTGTTAAAATTTTGAAAAGGAACAAATATGAAAAATTTAATACTTATATTATGGTTTGTTCTGTTTTTGATTCCATCAGCATCAGCAGGAGTTGAATATGTGACAGAAGAGGTCTGTCACGCAATGTCTGGATGTTG